TTGATGCATCGACCATCTAGCGGTCACTCAAGTTGCCGGTTCACCTGCCTCCGGGCAGTGTGGAAAGCATCGCCGGCAATCTCCTTGGCTAAGTCCACCCGCTTAGTCCACCAAGCCTGAGAGTCATCAGGCCCAAGTCCCATCTGCTGGCTACGCCAGTGCCACTCAGGGACAAACTCCCCCACCCCCTCACACAGCGGACAGTCCTGCTCCTTCTGGTCTGCTGAGTCTAGCCCGTAGTTCAGAAGCGTCTTGCCGGTGCCGTTGCACCCGCGGCAGGCCTTCATCATCCATTCGATCAGCCCCTGCCTCGACGCCCTCTGGGCGGCCTGCCAGCCGATGCCCCAGTTCCTGCGCCGGCATGCCTTCTTTAGCACCCTAGCCAGTTCGTCCGATGCTGGCCGCAGTTCTTCAGCGAACCCGCCACTGATCAGCATCTGCAGGGTGGCCCCAAGTTTCGAGGCATGCGCCAGTGCGGCAACGAGATCGGCATCGAAGTGCGTCTCGTCGCTCTTCAGGTTTTTGGAATTCAGCGCGGTGCCGATGCGCTCGTTACTTGGCATTGGATAGTTCCTCGATGAACTCTATGACCAAGGTGTCGTCAGGCTTTGGCCACATCACGAGAGGCGCGTCATCGCCAATGCAAAGTCCGATGATGTTGTAACTGATGTACTCCTCCGCTTCCTCGCGAGACATCCTGCTGCTGTCCATCAGTATCTCAACGATCTTGCTTCCGTCATAGATTGCTCGATGCACATGGCCGTCTGCGCAACACGCAGATGCCGTGCCAACTATCGCGTTGTCGAATCCGTAAAGAGTAATCATGGAACACCTCGTTGTATTTTGTCTTTCATGGTTTCAATGAAATGCTCAAGTCTCAGCATGACCAGCGGTCGAGTGTCTCCATCGACACGCATGATCACAATCGGAATCTCACCCGGCTGCACACCGGTCTCGCACTGCTCGATGAACTCAGTCACCGCCAGTTTCTTTCTTCGCTTCACCTCGATGCGGTAGGGATAGACGCTTATATCTTCCCCCGAATCCCTCGCCTGCCCCAGTTTGCGTTTGATCTCCATCCCAAGTTGTTCGCTTAGTCTTCCGATGCGCGGCCTCCCACTGCTCAAGCTTTTCAGTCCTCGTCATGCGATTGCGCTGGTCGATTTCCATGTGGCAGTCGTAGCACAGGAAGGCGACACGATAGTCGGCAGCCTTGTGCCCGATGCCCTTGCCGTCACGTTGCTGGTTGCTGTGTGCCGCGACAACTGTTCCGCAGTTGTGTCTGTCGCACATCATGCACTCTGTAGCGTGACGCGCTACATCGAGCAGCCTTCGATTCCGGTAGGTCATAGCGAGACGGCGTTCTTCTCGCTGCGCCACTTGATGTACGGCTTCTTAATCTTCTGCTCGAAGGCAACAGCCGCATCGCCTGTATCCAACTGTCCGCGGCTGTTCACTCCACAGGCCTTGAGCATTCGCTCACGAGCCTCGCCTGCGTCGTTGGCCTTCGCCCAGAACAGGAAGTCAGGATCGTTGCACCACAGATAAGCCAACTGTGAGTTGCGCTGTTCCTGCCTGACCGGCTGCTCGTCATCTCCGATCTCTGCCAGTGCGCACATGAAGCGCTGGCCCGATCGCTTGCCGGCCTTGATCGTGAAGTCCTTGAACGGGTGCGAGTCTGAATCCTCAATGTAGAACCCGGCGCGATACTCCGCGCCCGATACGCCTTCAGGCCACACCTCGCCGACTGTAATCTCAGCCGACTCAAGTCGTGCAAGTTTTGCCGACGGGAATACATGCCTGACTGCGTCGGTAAACTCAGCGATGTCCGGGTTGTTCTGTCTTGCGGCCTTCAGCGCCGCGACCTGCTCAGTCGAATACTTCATCGCCAAGATCCTCAACGATCAGTGACGGCATTGGTTTGACACGAGCAGGCGGCTCCCACCGATAAGGCGATGCGCCCTGCTGGTCAGAGAAACTCTGCGCCCCCTGAGTCAGCCACAGCGCAGCCTTTCCCTCCCACTCGAAGTGACGCTGCGCAGACGTTGTCGACCAAGTCAGTGATCGAGCCGCTGCCCTTCACGTCGAACTTGTTCGGCATGCTGAACTCGTCTTCACGTTTGCGTACGTGGGCGATCAAGTGGACGTGCATGCCGGTGTCCTGAGCGATCGCGCACACACTGTTCACGAAGTCCTTCTGGCCGTTGTAGTCATCGTCGCCGCGCACGACCTTCATCATTGAGTCGATGAAGAAGTGATCGATGCCAAGTTTGTTTCTCGCATACAGCATGACGCCGCGCAGTGTGTCCGGGTCGACGATGCCTTGCTGGTCGTAGATCCACAGCAGGTCGTCAGTCCATAGATGGAAGCGGCGGATGTAATCATGCTGCGGCAAGCCGTTCGCGGCAGACTGCTTGACCATGCGAGCCATCGTGGCCTCAGCCTTCATCTCGAATGACGCGATGCAGACCTTCTTGTTCTGCACCATAAGATGCAGCGCGACCTGACTGGTCACCAAGGTCTTGCCGTGTCCATTGATGCCGGCCCACAGAGTGACCTCGCCGGGGCGCATCTGAAAGTTGTCTCCGATGCGCTGCCACGGCGTGACGGGAGAGTTGTTCGCGCTCTCGCCGTGTATCCGGTCGATGACTGCATCAAGGAACTTTGAAGCAGGGACTACCTTCTCGCTGCCTTCAGCGTAGTCTAGGTACTCTTTGAAGTTAATGGTATCTGGGATCAGTTTCACAGGCGACTTCCGATAAGAATTTTTGGAATTGATTGTTTTGCGTAGTCTAGGTACTCTTTGAAGTTAATGGTATCTGGGATCAGTTTCACAGGCGACTTCCGATAAGAATTTTTGGAATTGATTGTTTTGGAAATCCATCCAGTACTCGTTGTCTAAAGACCACTTCCACTGTGTCTTCGTAATCTTTCCCTGCACCCATGCGTCGATCGAGTCCGCGGTCGGGAAGTAGTACAAAGAACCTCCCTGCTCAGCGTCAGGATGGTAGTACATCAGCGGTCTCGCAACGTGCTTGAGAAGGTCGACTGCGTGTCGCTCGAAACTCGACATGCCTATCGGGCACACCACGCACGTAGCCATCCGCGCAGCAAAGCGCCAGTCGTAGGATTCCTCCGGCCTTGCGTACACAACAGGGTCGTACGAGATGCGAGGCTTGTCGTAGAAAGAAACGATCAGCGTGTCGTTGTAGATCAAGCCCTTCATTCGCACACTGAGAATGCGGTCAGCGTTCTGCGGCAGTTTCATTGCTCGATGTCCTCAAACTTAAACCACTCGCACACCTGAGCCATCACAGCATCCTCAATTTTCTGGATAATAAAGTCCTCATCCGGGTCGTCGTTGTGTTTGAAAGCACGGCGGTAGCCAATCGCCGCCCCATCGCGCACGGCCATCTGCAAGATCCGGTAAGTGTCAGGCTTCATGTCTCACCCCTCGCCCGAATCGCGGCGGCACTCAATGTGCATCCGTCATTAAACCGCTGGTCATACTCTGGTTTGCTTGGCCGCAGTCCCTCACACAACTTCGCACACGCCTCTCTTTCTCGCTCGGCAACGAGGGCGGCGAAGCGCTCTAGTCATGCGGATGATGTCGTCGCGGGTCATGACACCACCCATACAGCACGGCCACCTGTTGGTTCGTACTTGTCCTTGTTCAAGTAGATATACGCTTGGCCCTGTTGCCCTGCGTTTTGCACATACACCATAAGACGGTCATCGCTCTTTATTTCGTTTACCACTGCCAGACACCCGCCAAACCCATCCACCGACGGATTGATCTGCACAATGTCGCCTAGCTGTAATTCGGTCATCGCGGTTGCTCCTGTTTTGGCAGCAACAACACCTCAGTCGTTGCGGGAATGTGCCAAACGTTGCCCTCATCGTCGGTGCAGTACGAATACATGCCGTCGATGCGCTTGAAGTTTAGTTCCTTGCCTGTGACCAAAGAGATCCGGCTGTTTCGCGGTACGTCGTAGAGTTTCATTTCGGTTGCTCCTCCTTCCAAATCCTGTAGTCGTATTGCTTGATGCCGCGGTACACGGCGGTTGATAGGTGGTAGTGCGGAACACCCCACTGCTTGATCAAGTCGCGGTACTTCACGCTTCGGCCATTCGCCTTTTGCTTGCGGTCAAGCAGGATCTTGTACTGATCGTACGTGAGCGCGACCTTTTGGAATTTCATATTGCATTGTCCCAAGGGTTCTCAGCCTGCTTCTGCTCGTCCTCGTACCGACGCTGGTTCAGGTACGTGGTCGCATGCGGAATGAATCCGCGCTTCCACTGGTCGCTGGCCTTCATCGCTTCGACATGGGCGAGGATCTTTTCAACGTGCTTATTGGCATGGCTGCGCTTCCAAGAGGACAGCGCACCAGCCTTGGATGTCTTGACAGGGTAGGCAGACCAGAACCGCTCAAAGTCTGCGTCCGCCCCTTCAGGTACGCCTTTGCCCCTGCGCTTGAACTCCTTGGAAGGTTCAACAGGTGTCAATACTCTGTTTGAATTCTTTTTGAGTATGAGGCCAGAAGGATACTACTGAGGCCTCGTGATCTGACCCTGAGTGAGCAGACCTAGCCCATCCTAGATCTGCCTTCACACGCTGACCCGTCGGTCGCATGACCCGCCAGCCTTGTCGCTCTGGGGTGCTAGCCTCGCCGCCCCGCCCGGTGTTTCAAGCTATCCCACAGTACCGGTATAACCCCGCGCACCCTGTCGTTGTCACCGACGATGCGCGGGGGTTGCCTTTTTACTAGCAGGTCAGGCAGCCGTCAAGCTTTCTTTTGCCTCGACCGTCTCAGTCACAAACATGATTTTGTTGCGGCTGTTCAGGGCAGACTTGATGTAGTCCCAGTCCACGTCCTCAGCCCGGTTCATCAGCGTTCGGAAGTCCAGCTTGCCCCCGCTGTGCTTGTCCATAGCCACGGCTACGGCCAAGGAGGTCGTGGATGCGTTGCGGTAGATCATGGACGTGATGTACGCCCCGGTCGTTCCGCCCAGCCGGCCCAGATCCTCGCGCTCGCGCAGGTTCAATCCCTTGATGTATTCGATCAGCGTCATAAAGCCTCCATTTGAGTCCAGACTGCAGTGTACACGGGGGTGTTGACACGTTCAAATGGCAGGGGGTACACTCACGTCTAGTCACTAGGGAGGCACCCAATGGATGACCAACTAGACGACGGATTGCAGGCCTATCACGAACAGGTCTCGATGGCCGAAAGGTTTTTTCACGAGAAGGAGGCGAAGATGAGTTTTATCGTTTCAGCAAACAACAGTGGCGGTGGTAGTGACTTTGCTCCCCCGCCGGCTGGTTCGCATGTGGCCCGGTGCTACCGGATCATCGACCTTGGAACCCAGACTTCTGTCTGGAAGGGCAGCGAGAAGAAGCAGCGCAAGGTTCTCATCAGTTGGGAACTGCCGGATGCTGTGATCCCTGACGGCAAGTTGGCCGGCAAGCCGTTCTCTGTCAGCGAGCGGTTCACCGCAAGCATTGGTGAGAAGAGCAAACTTCGCTCTGTCCTTGAGAGTTGGCGCGGTCGCCAGTTCACCAAGGAGGAAGAGGCGCGGTTCGATATGAAGAACATCATCGGTGCGCCCTGCGTGGTCAACATCGTTCACGCCAACAACAACGGCAAGGTCTACGCGAACATCGCATCGATCATGCCGCTGCTTCCGGGCATGAAGGCAAGTCCGCAGGTCAACGAGAGCATGATCTTCTCTCTCGACAACTTCGATGCGGCTGCCTTCTCGTCCCTCTCCAAGGGTCTGCAGGAAGCCATCCAGAAGTCGCCTGAATACTCACGGGCCGTCGCAACAAAGGATCGCGTTGAACTCTCAAACGGTGGCGTTGAAGAGTTGAACGATGACATCCCTTTCTAATTTTATGGAAGCCATGAAAGACTTGTTCGACTTCAGGACGAATGACTTGTTCGGCAGCCGTGGTCTGGCCAGATCGTCAGATCCGGACACCAGCCATGTCGCTGCCGCCAAGATCAGTACTGCCCGTCTTGAGGAGATGGTCTACGAGAAGATCCGTTCGTTTGGTTCGGCAGGCTGTGCGGCAGACGATGTCGTGCAGTTGATGCCGGACATCAAGAGCAACAGCATCACCCCACGGTTCGCCCCTTTGATCAAGAAGGGGCTGATCGTTGACAGCGGGAGACGCAAGCGGATCTCTTCGGGCAGTACGCAACGTGTCTTGGTTGCATCTTCATTCGTGAGGGAAGGCCAATGCTCACAAACAAACTGAACCTTCCGCGCTCGATTGTCGCTGCTGTCACCAACGATGGGTACAGCCGCGGCAAGTCTGACATCAGCGTCACTCAGCTGATCTCTCCGCCGTTCCAACGGAAACTGCGGGAGACTGTCGAGCCGCAGGAGGATGTCGCCGATCGGATCTGGTCTCTGCTTGGGCAGTCCGTACACACGGTGCTTGAGCGAGCCTACCCGGAGGGGACAACCGACGCAGTTGTCGAGACTCGACTGTTCACAACTGTTGAGGGCTGGTCTGTCAGCGGACAGATGGACGTCCTCGAAGCCGGCACACTGATGGACTTCAAGGTCACGTCAGTGTGGTCGCGCAAGGGCAAGCCTGAGTGGGAACAACAGTTGAATCTACTGGCCGCGCTGTGCCGTCGACAGATGGCGGAGACCGGCGATGTCAGGTTCAACGTCAACCGCATTCAGATCATTGCCATCTTCCGCGACTGGGTGCAGAGCAAGACGCTTGCCGGTGATGACTACCCGGAGTCTCAGGTTGCTGTGATCCCTGTCCCTCTGTGGACGGCGGAAGAGCAGGACAACTTCCTGAACGAGCGGGTTAGGCTGCATCAGGCTGCGCGTCCTGAGCCTTGCACCGACGAGGAGCGGTGGAAGACGAGTGACGTGTGGGCGCTGATGAAGGAGGGCAGGAAGTCAGCCGTCAAGCTGTTCAGCAGCGAGATGGAGGCGAACTCTGCGGCAGATTCTGCAGGCAATGGACACTCAGTGGTTCACCGTCGTGGTGAGTACAAGCGCTGTGCCAATTACTGCAGCGTCTCTCACGGGTGCCCAGTCTGGCAAAGCGTTCCATTCTGAGGTAACTGATGCGCTGTCCATCTTGCAACTCGAAGACGTTGATCTTCGATACGAGGATCAGTTACAGCGGCAGCGGTCACCCAATGACGATTCGCAAACGCCGCTGCATGAACTGCATGACTAGTTTTCAAACAACGGAGATTGTTAACGATGATGTCCCGGTCAAAAACAAAGAAGACGAAGAGCGCGAAGAAGAAGGCAGAGGTTCGTCGGGAGGAAGATCTCTCCCCAGAAACTCAGGTGTCTCGCGTTTTGCTGGTCGCAATGGTTGAGGCCTACAAGATTCTTCACGCCGGACTGCTTGCTGCAGGGGAAATCTCTGAAAAGGCAGAGAAGGCCGGCATCAAGTTCGCAAGGCCGCTTGGTACTGCAACCGCGCAGCAGATGCGCTGGAGAAGATCGGTGAATGATCAAGGCATAAGACAGCTGTGGGCTAGTGTTATCAGCCAAGCCATCTGCGATATTGACCTTCGAGGAGACAGGGTCGTGCGTGCGCAGGCGGCGCGTTGGATAAACAGCGACTCCCAAGAGGCTGGTTCGCTGCGCTGGATCTGCGACATGCTGGATCTCGATGCGGAGAAAATTCGCATGCGATGCATGAGCCGCTCCGGCAGGAAGAGCCTTACCGGCAAACTGTTTTCAAGACGTGCGCTGGAAAAGCGCGTCGACTTCGAGGAGGAAAGCCGTGACTTATCTTTCGACTTTTACACAGAAGGTCAGTAGGTTTTGGTGGTGGCTGTGGACTGGGTACTACAGTATTGACGATGTCCGCAGGCGTATAGAGTCAGACGCTCGCAGGTTTGGCGGGAGGGTTCACTGGGATGAATGAGAAACTAACAGTTGGGATGAGCCGGTGCAGATGCAGCGGGTGCGGACACTACTTCAACAGTGTCGGCGCTTTCGATGAACATCGAATCGGGAATGTGGTGGTAGATGGAGTGCGCAAGAAGATCCCCCGCAGGTGCCTTACCGTTGAAGAGATGGATGCTCGCGGTATGGTTGTAAACGCAAGCGGATATTGGGTGCGCGAGAAATGGGAGGGGGTGGCATCATTGACTGCAGAGGAGGCAGCATGAAGAGGAATGGCGATCAGTCCCGTGACCCGGATCGGGTTTACAGGGAACAAAGAAGGATAGCCACAGGCATTGCGGTGTTCCTGCTTTCAACGGTGTTCTTCTACGTTGTCGGCGTTGCAACAACAGTTGTTCTGCTGTTTAACTTTTTATTCAGATGACCGACGAACTAAACTTCGGTGCCCTGTCTGATGCTAAGCGAGAGGAGCTTAGCAGAACGATTGAAGAGCAGGCCCGTGTCATTGAGGAGCTTCAGAAGAAAGTGGAGTTCCTTGAAACCGTCATACAGGAGATGGAAATCAGATGGAACAA